CGGTTTGGCCGTAAGGTGCGTAACCTTATGAACAGTAACGAATACTCTCTGGTCTTTCCTGATGTGAAGTTGCGACAGGATAGTAGTGCGGCTGGACGATGGGAGACCCATTCTGGTGGCGAATATTTTGCGGCTGGTGTAGGCGGTGCGATTACTGGCCGTGGTGCGGATTTGATGATTATTGATGACCCGCACTCGGAGCAGGATGCGTTATCCCCTGCGGCGTTAGAGAATGCGTATGAGTGGTATACAAGTGGTCCACGCCAGCGTTTGCAACCTGGAGGGGCGATTGTGATTGTGATGACGCGTTGGTCCGAGATAGATCTAACGGGTAAGTTGTTGAAGCAACAGGCTCGCGATGTATTGGCTGACCAATGGGAGGTGGTTGAGTTTCCGGCGTTATTGGAAGATGATAAGGTATTGTGGCCGCAGTTTTGGAAAAAGGATGAACTGTTAAAGGTTAAGGCTTCGTTATCTGTTGGTAAGTGGGAAGCGCAGTGGCAACAGAACCCGACGTCTGAGACGAGTGCTATACTCAAGCGTGAGTGGTGGCAGAAGTGGGAAAAGGAAGAGATCCCGCCGCTGAGTTATGTGATGCAGAGTTATGATACGGCGTTTAGTAAGCAGACGAATGCTGATTATAGTGCTATAACCACATGGGGTGTATTTTACCCAGATGAGGGTGGACCACCGAACATTATTCTGTGTGATGCGCGGCGTGGCCGATGGGATTTCCCAGAGTTACGGCGTATAGCGCAGGAGGAGTATGCGTATTGGGATCCGGAATGTGTGTTAATTGAGGCAAAGGCGAGTGGTATGCCGTTGACGCAGGAGTTGCGACAGATGGGTATTCCGGTGCAGAATTACAGCCCGTCCAGAGGAAATGATAAGTACACCAGAGTAAACTCCATTGCGCCTCTCCTTGAATCTGGGTTAGTATGGGCTCCGGATACCAGATGGGCAGAAGAAGTTATTGAGGAGTGTGCGGCTTTTCCTGCTGGCGAAAATGATGATTTTGTTGATACAGTAACACAGGCTCTCCGACGGTTTCGCGAAGGAGGGTTTATACAGCACCCAGAGGACTATGACGATTATGTTGAGGGACCCCCAAGAGTTGCAAACTATTACGGATAAACTTGAGTACCTCAAACGCTTGATGGAGCAAGCCGAACAAGCCCTCCGTCCACGGCCAGTTCTCCGTGTCATTCAAGGAGGAAAGCGTGGCTAGACAACCCAACCCTTACAATAATGTTGAACGCGAATTTACATTGGTCGGGCAGACATTGCCCGATGATGATTTAGAGGTTGAGATTCCAGCCCCTGCCCCCGAACCAAGTTTCGATGGTATGGAAATGTCGCAGATGGAAGATGGTTCTATAGAGTTTGCGGAGCCTGAATCTGTTAGTGTAGAAGATATGGGGTTTGATAGTAACCTTGCTGAAGTTATAGATGATGATGAACTTACTGGTATATCCAGTATGGTGCTTGATAAGGTAGATGAAGATAAATCGTCGCGCAAAGAGTGGATCAGTACATACACTAAAGGACTCGACCTTTTAGGGGTTAAGTACGAAAACCGCACCGAGCCTTTTAATGGGGCTACTGGCGTTATCCACCCAATGCTGAACGAAGCTGTTAGCCAGTTCCAAAGCCAAGCCTATAAAGAATTATTGCCGCCGAGCGGACCAGTACGGGCGCAAGTGTTGGGCGATACTACCCCTGAGCTCGAACAACAGGCTGATCGCGTAAAAGATTTTATGAATTACCAGATTGTTCATGAAATGCCTGAGTATGATAGTGAATTTGACCAAATGCTGTACTACTTGGGGCTATGCGGTAGTGCGTTTAAGAAGGTTTATAAAGACCCACAGCTCGGGCGTCAGGTAAGTAAGTTTGTAATGGCTGAAGATATGCTTGTGCCATTCAATGCAACTGACCTTGAAAGCTCGGAACGGGTAACGCATCTCATAAAAATGAGCCCAAATGAGCTTCGTAAGCTCCAAGTTAGCGGTTTTTACCGCGATATTGAGGTAGAAGCGGGTGAAGGTGATTATTCTGAGCTAGATGAGACTAAAGAAGAGCTTTCTGGCTTGGAAAGAGCGGGGGAAAATGAAGAAGTTACTCTGTATGAGTGCCATTGTTACCTAGATTTGGACGCTTTTCCGGATAAAACGGCCGATGGTGAGGCAACAGGTATTAAATTACCATATATAGTCACTGTTGCGGGTGATTCTGGCGAAGTTTTGTCAGTTTACCGCAATTATAGTGAAGTAGACCCTCTAAAACGCAAAAAACAGTATTTTGTGCATTATATGTTCACTCCAGGACTAGGGTTTTATGGTAATGGTTTGATCCATTTGCTTGGTAATTTGTCCCGCACAGCCACGGCTAACCTTCGCCAGCTCGTAGATGCTGGTACATTGGCTAATATGCCAGCAGGGTTTAAGGCCAGAGGCTTGCGTATCCGTGATGATGACCAGCCGCTCCAACCAGGAGAGTGGCGGGATGTCGATGTTGTTGGAACAGAGCTACGCAGTTCACTCTTGCCCCTACCCTACAAAGAGCCGAGCGCGACTTTGTTCCAACTCCTTGGTTTTGTAGTGCAAGCCGCCCAGAAGTTTGTAGGCACAACTGATATTGGTACGGGTAACATCCAAAATACGGAAATGCCTGTAGGTACAACGGTAGCCCTGCTTGAGCGTGGTAGCCGTATTATGTCAGCGGTGCATAAACGCCTGTATAATGCTATGAAGCAGGAATTTAAGCTCCTTGCCGATATTATTGCTACTGATACTTCTGATTATCCGTACAATGTCAATGGCGCACAGGCTGGTTTAAAGGTCAAAGATTTTGATGGTCGGGTAGATATTGTACCTGTGGCTAACCCGAACATTTTCAGTATGTCACAGCGTGTCAGCCTTGCCCAAGAGCAGTTAAAATTGGCTCAAGCAAACCCACAGATGCACAATTTGTATGAAGCCTACCGCCGTATGTATACGGCATTGGGTATTGATAATGTTGAGCAGATTTTGCCGCCCCCTGCACAGCCACAGGCTATGGATCCTGTAATGGAAAACGGTATGTTGCAAATGGCTTTGGCTGGAAAGCAACAACTTAAAGCCTTCCCACAGCAAAACCATGATGCCCATATCCAAGCGCACTTGACGTATATGTCTAGCATTATTGTGCGGTCAAATGCGGCGGCTATGCAGATTTTGCAAACGCATATTTTTGAACACCTTGCTATGAAAGCCCAGATGGTTGTCCAGCAAGAAATGATGATGTTGCAACAACAGGGTCAAGTTGTGCCGCCTGAAATGATGCAAAACCGTGTGGCTGAAGTAGAAGCGCAACTTATGGCTGAGTATATCCAACAGGAATCACAGATTCTTGGGGCGGGTAAGCAAGATCCATTGGTTGACCTTAAAGCGCAAGAGCTCCAGTTGCGCCAGCAAGAGCAGATGCAACAGGCTCAGCAAGACCAGTTGGAGTTACAGCTAGATAGGCAAAAGGTAGCTCAGCAAGGTGCGTTAGCCCGTGAGCGTATTGACAGCACTGAAGATATTGCCGCTATGCGAGCACAGATTGCTATGCAACGCACAATGAATAGAGGTGGGTGATGGCTGATACATGGGGTGGTGGTCGCGATATAGGAGCCAATGTAGGCTCTAAAGATTTCGGTCCTTCAGGAAAAACGGGTGGTTCTTATTCTAGCGGAAGTGATGAAGACGCTGATGTAGGTTTACAGCAAGTTGAAGACCGAATTGAACAAGCCCAGAAAATGGGCGTTAATGTTTTTGGTGATACTTTTATAAATTCTCTTGCCGCTGATATGTTGGGCGGTTCTATAAAAGGTTTTGGTCCTACTTATAATCTTGGTGGAGGCAATCAAGAAGCCGATAGTTTTTTGCAAAAATATGCAACGCAGTATCAAGATGTAGACGGTCAATATTACTATAACCGTCCCTCTACTTTTGTCAACAGGATGTTGACTAAGTATGGGTCTGGCTCGCCCCGTAATACTTTAATGGAAAATATTTATAATCAGCTTGTTCCTGGAGGGGCTACACCTTTAGGAATTCTTGCCAATGTTCCTAGTTTGATGCAAAATGTTCCCAGCCCTGTGAGTACCGCAATAAGTTTAGGTAATATGCTTGCTGGTAAATTGGGCATTGGTGTAGAGGGTGACGATGAGTCGGAAGACTCAGAAGAAAACGAAGGTCCTGGGTACACTATAGATGCCCAAGGTAATTACAACTATGATAGCCCCAAGGCTTTTATAGATAAAATGTTAGGTAAATTCAAATAGCCCAAGGAGATATTGCTATGGCTAAAGATGATAGAAGAGAACAACTGCTTCAGCTTTTGGATGATGCTCGTCAAAACGAAGATGACGACATGATCCTCGAAATTGAAACTGAGTTGTTTCAAATGGGTGATGACCGTAAAGGCCAAGCCTATGGCGGCATGGCTGGTAAAGGCAAAAAACTTAAGATGAAAAACGGTGGCATGGCCAATAAAGCTCGTATGAATGCTACAAGCAACCGTGCGACTAAGCGCGGTGTTAGCCGAGGTGGTGGTGCGGCGTTGCGCGGCACAAAATTTGTAGGCGTCAGATGAGTGTAGAAACCTTCCTTAAATGGAAAATCCTGCCTCGCTTTATGATGTTGGTGATGACACTAATGTCATGGCGGGTTGTGGAGTGGTTTATGTCGCTTGAAGATCCAAGCAATGCTCAGGCGGGTTTAGTGTCTGTGGTGACAGGGGCTATGACAGGTGCATTTGCAGTGTGGATGAACCATGAGGGCAAACATCATGGCCAAACTGGTTAAAGCCCCTAAAGGCTACCATTGGATGAAAAAAGGCGCAGGGTACTCGCTTATGCGTGACCCTAAAGGTGGTTATGCTCCTCATAAAGGAGCGTCAAAAATGGCGAAGTTTAAAGTTGATAAAGTGCATAAGTGATCCATGCGTTTTTACTAGTTGTGCTGTTAGGTGGAAAGGTACAGAGCCAAGATATGTATTTTCGGTCTATTGATGACTGTAATTACTTCGCGGCTAGGGTGGTTAAACGGTATGGGAATTACGGAAGCATTAGTGCTGTCCCCCCAGAGCACAGGGCTACCGCATATTGTAAGCCAGTAAAAATAGATAGCAGTAAAATAAAAGTATACTAATGGATATAGAAAACATCACAAAAGGTATTGGCGCAGTAACGGCTACTCTGGCTTTAATAGGCGGGGGTTATACCCTTTATGATAAACTCGGTATTGAAGACCCTATTTTGAAATGGGCTCCTGAGTATTTTGAAATATCTGAAGGTGAAACAGATGATGATTTTAAGGTGGTCGTTGCAAGACAAAAGTTGCGCGATGATTGCAAAGTAACAGGGTTTAGGCTTGAAGTTAGGGATAGTGATTTTGTTGTGCATAAAGCAATCCCTAGCATCGCTAAGTTTTCTGGTCCGGCAAGCGATAAAGTAGATAAGTTTGGTTACTATTTCACAATAGAAAACCATAACGAAGTAGAAGTGGGCGAAGCTACTTTACTTGCTCATATTGATTATGAGTGTCCAGAAGGTCCGGTAATCGTAAATTATCCGGACCACGAAAACTTGAAATTTAACATTACAGGGTGAGAATATGTTACAGGCGTTAATCGGTCCAGTGACGGGCATACTGGATAAATTCATTGAAGATAAAGATGCTAAAAACGCTATGGCGCATGAAATTGCGACTATGGCAGAAAAAGCCGCACATGAAGCGGCAATGGCACAAGTTGAAGTCAATAAAATGGAGGCACAGCACCGCAGTTTGTTTGTAGCTGGTTGGCGTCCTTTTATTGGTTGGACTTGCGGTATTGCGTTGGCCTACCATTTTGTTTTGAATCCTTTGATTATGTTTGGCGTGTCATGGGCGGGGGTAGAAATACCAGAGTTGCCCGAGTTTGACATGGGTTCGCTTATGACGGTATTGATGGGTATGCTTGGTCTTGGTGGTCTCCGCACTTTCGAAAAAGTAAAAAAGGTCACAAAATAGATGTCAGACCTTTACATTCACGAAAAACTCCGTAATATAATACGAGAACGGAAAGAGCTTCTTGGACAACAATTACTTGAAGGCCAAATAGAAGATTTTTCTGCATTCAAGGAACTGCGAGCTCGTCTTGCAGAACTTGCCAACATTGAACAGGAGCTCCAAGCCCTGCTAAAAAAGGTGGAACATGAGTAAAACTCTTTATGTACCCGAGTACATCGCGAAAGCGCAACAGGCTAAAGCTGAAGAAGCCGAAGCAACCCCTTCCCCCCAAGCCCCAGCAGTTGAAAAAATGCCACAGCCAACAGGCTGGCGTATTTTGATTTTGCCCTATAAAGGCAAAAAGAAAACTGAAGGCGGTGTTTACCTTCCAGACCAAGCAGTTGAGCGTGAGGCATTAGCTACCGTATGTGGTTATGTGCTTAAAGTTGGACCGCTTGTGTATAAAGATCCTGATAAATTTGGGGAGACAGGAGCATGGTGTAAGGAAGGTGATTGGGTGATTTTTGGTAGATATGCTGGAAGTCGCTTTAAAATAGATGGCGGTGAAGTCCGTCTTCTAAACGATGATGAAATTCTGGCTACTATAAATAACCCAGAAGACATCTTGCACACATAACAGGAGTGAGTTATGCCAGAGGCTAAGAAAGCTGAAGAACTCGATGATGCCGTTGAGGTTGAGCTCGAGCAAGAAGACCAAGTAGAAACCCAAGAGGAATCTACTGATGAGCCTGAAAGAGCCGCATCAGACGAAGCTTCTGATGATGACCTTGAGGGTTACAGTGATAAAGTAAAAAAGCGCATTGAAAAGTTAACTTATAAAATGCGTGAGGCTGAACGCCGTGAGAAAGCCGCTACAGATTATGCTAAATCTGTGCAAAACCAAATGGATGATCTAAAGACTAGATCTAGTCAAATTGATGAGTCCTATCTCTCGGAGTATGACCAGCGTGTAAACACACAAGAAGAGATTCTAAAATCCAAACTCACTAATGCAATTAACTCTGGCGATGTAGATGGCCAGATAGAAGCGCAAAAGCAACTTGCTAAACTTGCTATTGAAACAGAGCGGTTGACGGTTGCTAAACAAGAGTTTGAACAGAGGAAAGCTAAACCTGAAGCAGAGAGTCAACCTCAATCACAGTCACAACCTCCTGTTCAACCAGACCCTAAAGCACGGGCATGGGCAGAGCGTAATGAGTGGTTTGGCCAAGATGAGCCTATGACGCTAACAGCGTTTAGTATTCATAAGCGTTTGGTAGAAACAGAATACTTCGATCCGAAGAGTGATGAGTATTACGAAGAGTTGGATCGTCGTATGCGTAGTGAGTTCCCGCATAAGTTCGGGGAAGCTAAACCCAGCAACTCAAATTCTAGGTCACCAGTAGCCCCAGCTTCACGCTCTTCGGGTAAGGTTCAGAGCAAAAAAATCAAGCTCACTCCTTCTCAGGTTGCAATAGCTGATAAACTTGGTGTAAGTTATGAACAATACGCGAAGCAACTTGCTCGCTTAAACTCGTGAAGGACAAGATCATGGATCGTACCCCACGCACTGCACAAACTCGTGAGAAAGACTCACGCCGCAAACCTTGGCAACCACCATCCACATTGGATGCACCCCCTGCACCGGAAGGTTTTGTTCACCGCTGGATCCGTGAATCAGTTATGGGTCAGGATGACAAAAAGAACCTTTCAGCTCGCCTCCGCGAAGGCTTTGATTTAGTTCGCGCTGATGAGTACCCCGACTTTGAAGCCCCTACCGTCCAAGACGGTAAACACGCGGGAGTCATAGGAGTGGGTGGTCTACTTTTAGCTCGTTTCCCTGTTGAATCTAAACAAGAGCGTGACGCATATTTCCGTGGTAAAACCTCAGATCAAATGCAAGCTGTTGATAATGATTTGTTCCGGGAAGAGCATAGTTCGATGCCTATCCTTAAACCAGATAGGCAATCTCGTGTAACCTTCGGGGCTAAAGGTGGCTCCGAAAATTAGAAGGATCTTAGAGCATGGCAAATAATGATGCTGCTTTCGGACTACGTCCGTACAAGATGCTCGGGGCTGGTGCAAACACCAACGGCTTGATGACCTTCAAAATCCAGACTTCAGGAACGGCTGGTACATCTTCTGTAATTTATGAAGGTACGCCTGTTATTCCTCTTGCCAATGGTCTTGTGGATATTGTAGGTGCGGCGGCTGGTGGTACTGTACCCCTCCTCGGTGCGTTTATGGGTTGTAATTACATTGATCTTAACGGTACTCCCGTTTGGACAAACAAGTGGCCAGGAACTGCCTCTGTAAAGAGCGGGACTGAAGCTACTGCTGTGATTGCGGCTCACCCTGATCAGCTCTTCCTCATCAATTGTGATGCGGCGGCGGCTGATACACTTGTTCACGCGAACGCTAATTTTGCAAGCGGTACATCTGGCGATGCAACGACTGGTAAGTCGTCTGCTGAACTGGCTGTATCAACAGCAAATACGACTAACACCCTGAATCTGCGTATTATCGATTTTGAAGATTCTCCTTCAAACGATGATGCGACTGCGGCAGGTCGTCTAGCGATCGTACAACTCAACAATCACTTCTATCGTTACAATGCTAACGGTACTGGTGCTGGCGTCTAAGGAGGGTTCGTAGATGGCTATTTCAAGAGCACAACTGCTAAAAGAGCTTGAGCCTGGACTTAACGCTCTGTTCGGCATGGAGTACGATCGGTACGACAACGAGCACGCTGAAATCTTTGAAACCGAAAAT